GCTCTGCGCGGGTGACACCTGGCCCGGCATAGGGTATGTTTGGGTCAGCCATCTTGAGCCTCTCATTCAGGTTCGGTGGTCAGGGCCTGCCGGGGCGTTCACAGCGCCTCGGTAGACCCGCACTATAGCATCATTGGAACGACGGTATCAAGCTCCGCGAGAAACATTTGCAGTTGGGCTCAGTTCCTGGCCATATTCTCTTGCCAATGGCTGGGTCTAGCCAACCGTCGACAACACTATAGACCTGTTTTTCTTTACCAGCAGCAACGTGAGTTGGCCTTGGTTTAGCCGACCCGTGCGAGTGGCACCATATGGCCTGAGAACATCCAATCTCTATTTGGCGAGCCCTATTCATAGTCGCGGTAGCAATTTCGTTTTGACTCCTTGAAATAAACTGAGCACGCCTCTTAGTCACTCCGTAGTGTTGTTCAAGCTCCTTTGCCAGTCCGCCTATATCTCTACCCGTCTGAACGGAGCGCATTACTGCGCCTTCAACGCTCGAAAGGTATTGAACGGGGATGCTTTTTATCAAGGAAACCTGTTGGTTTATCGTCGCCTTCATGATGTCGCGCATGGCCGGCGTGGGGCGGAACTCTACAGCGAACCCGGCGTTCTTCAGGATCGTCCGCAACTGCGCGTCCGATCGCTTCCCCGCCGCCTGGGCGAACCATGCCGCCAACTCGGCCGCGCCCTTGTCGAACCGGCTGATCCAACGCTTGCCCAGTCCGGCCATCGTCTTCCGAAGCGCGTCCGCCGGCGCTTCGTCCATTGCCAGCGGGCCGTCGTCGGGGTCAACGTCGGTGATCGCCGGGGTGTTGCCTCGATATGCCGCCAGAAGCCAGTAAGTGACCGACTTGTGCATTTCCTGGATCAGCCGGTCCAGTCGCTTGCGGTATTCCGCGGCCAGGCCGGGATTGGCCCTGACGCCCGGGAGAACCTTGTCCTTCGCCTTGGGCTTCATCGCGTCCCGATCATTTTGCGTGTATTTTCCTGTTGACCCACCACGCGGATACGCGCAATGTGCGTGCATTGGGACGGGATGGCCGCCCCACCACAGGAGACGGAAAATGGCCCGCTACATTCTGATCGACAACGGCTCTGGTTTCATTTTCGCCGATACCGCCGACCTGCCGGCCCATACGTTCGCCGGGGAAGATTTTCCGATCATCCAAAGCGGCATAACCCCCGTCGAAGCGGCGCGTTGGCACGACGAGGCGGTTGTCCGCGAATTCGGCCGGACCTACGAACTCCTCGGCCACAACCCCCACGATACCAGCACTGGATACCACGTCTATCGCGCCGACATTAACGGGTCGGATGCGGTTCGGGCGATCGACAACGGGCAGGATGCCGAGTTGATCGAGGCAGTCGAGCGCGACTGCGAGTATGTCGGATTTGTCCGCTGCCACGACGCGGCCGAGTGATGACCCCTGCCGACCTCCGCGACGCCCTAGCCCTGCTCGGTCTATCCGAGCGGGGCCTCGCTCGTCTGACCGGATATACCCCCGGCGGCGTCCGGATGTGGACAGCCGGCCGGGCGCGGACACCGGATCCGGTAGCGGGCTGGCTGCGGCGCCGCGTCGAGCATTGGCGGGCCGATCCGCCACCACAAAGACGCCCCTCTTAGGACGTGATCGGCTCCCTCTCCGGTTCCTTGGCTGGGTCAAACCCGAGCATTTTCACCACGTCCGGCGGCGTCTCGATCTGATCGTCGTCCGGATCGGGATCGTCGGTTTTGCGCCACTCGGCCGGCTTGCTGTCTGCCGAGCCGAAATGGGCGTCTGGAAAGTCGCTCATACGCAATCCTCCATTCCGAGAACACTATTGATGATATATATGTTGCTTTGGCTCAGCCACAGGCATATATCTACGCCGATCAGCAGAGGTATCTCTCCAATGCCATGCGTCTACAAACTCACGTTTCAGAACGGTCTATCCTACATAGGGATAACTACCAAGTCTGCGAAACGACGCTACACATCGCACAGACTTAATGCCGCAAATGGCCATGATGCCGTAGTTTACCGAGCATGGAGGAAGTATGGGGCGCCGGAACTGACAATCATCGAACTTGTTGATGACAGGCAGTCTTTATATGAAGCGGAGGTTAGACTGATCATCGAACACAACACATTGCAGCCATTTGGTTACAACCAGTTACCCGGCGGCGACATCCCTCCGATGGTCATACTCGGCCACCACTCAGAAAAGACTCGGGTACGTATATCAGAATCGTTAAAGGGGCGGCCAAGCCCAAACAAAGGCAAAACCGCAAGTAACGAGACGCGAGAAAAGATGCGTCTATCACATATCGGGAAGCACCACAGAAGACTCACCGATGAGGAAAAACTCCACCTATCTGAAGTCAACCAGGGTAAAACCTTGTCGGAAGACACAAAACACAAGATATCGATCAAAAGCGCTGGGCGCCTGCACACACAAGAAGCCAAGAATAGGATAAGCGCATCTAAAATAGGTAAACCAAGAAAGGACAACGGATATCGCCATCCCCCAGAGGTTATTGCCAGAATATTCGAAACCAGAAGGCATAATGGGGTTATATACACCGAGAAAGGACGCGCAGCCATTGCTGAAAGCAATAGACATCGAGCATCAAATAAGATAGGTCAAGCTGCGATGGCCTCTCTCCAAGAGGAGAATACTACTGGTGATATATAACTCTGAAGCGCGATAACGGGCGTATTTCCGAGCTTCTTTGAAACCTTCTGCGCAACATCCATGACGCGCTTTTTGTATTCTGCCATCGTCGTTGGTTTCGGCGCGCTCTGGACTAGCGCATATGCGGTTGCCGTGCCGACGTGTGTGCGAAAATCCTTGGTTTTGAAGCCGCCGCCGTCGAGCGAATGCGTATGATCAAGCAATGCCTTGTCATTGGTTGCGGGGAACAGTTTCCCACTGGCTCCGGATGCTTTCGCGCGTTGCATCAACATTGCCGCCAGCCCGGCATCCTCAACCGGAAGGTCGAGCGAGACACCCTTTTTCCCGACGAAGCGGAGCGACACACCGGCCGGCGTTTCCACGACGTGGCGACCCTCAAGCGTAGTAGCGCCATAGGCTTTGACCTTCGCGCCGGTGTCATCGTCGCTGCCAGGTCGCACACCCATTTTCATGATCAGAGACAGGCAATCTGCCGAGTCCTTAGTCTTCGGGTTGGAAGATCGCTGTGCATCCTCATTTTGCTTTGAGATATAGCCAAACTTCCCGCGCAATTCCTCGATCCTCGCAAACTTCGCGGCTGCATTATTCGCGCTGAATGCTTCGGAATAGACGGACTGGACGCGGTCCTTGCTGTCCTTCCCGACCGCCATCAGATCGGCCTTCGGATCGTCGCTGTAACGCACGTCAGCCCATGCCGGCGGCAGCTTCAACTTTTCGATATGCGCAGGTAGCGGCGAGCCGTTTGCCTGGACACGCTTGCCATCGACTATCTTAGTTTCCTTGAGTGCCGCGCGGGGAGCGCGTGGGGCGCTAGGAGATTCTTTCGATCCGCCGCCACCCGGTCCGAACTGCCCCGCGTTCTCCGACTGGCCTCGCGGATGATCGGCCTCATTGAACGCATCCTTGCCACCTGCGAAAGGAAGGGGACGCCCCTCGGTGCGTCCACGATCGTCTCGCCGGTCCGGGCGCCGCATTGACGCTTCCCGCTCGCCACGTTCGCCGACAGCGGCTTCCCGCGCCTCCCGCGGCATCGAGGTAGCCAGTTGGCCGGCTGGCGTATCAAGGTCGGGGCTGGGCGTGGCATCCTGTTCCGGCGGCTCGCCACCATCCGGTGGGTCTTCGGCTCCCTCCGGCTGCTCCGGCACGTCGGTCACGTCCAGGTTCGCGTAGGGGCTGTCCGGCTCGGCCGCCAGGCGCTCGCGAACTTCCAGCGGGTCGATGATGCCGGACTGCACCAGCACGGCATCGGTGTCGGCGTCGGTCTTGCGCTTGGTCGAAAGCTCCAGCGCGGTCAGGGCACGCAGGGGCTCAAAGGCAAAGGTGATCTCGGGATCGACCTCGCCGAACTCTGAAAGCTGGATCAGGCGCAAAATCGTCGTCAGGTGGGGGCGGAAAAATTGCTCCTGGTAGGCGCCGATGGCTTGCTCGAAAATCTGTATTTCGCCATCGGCCGAGGCGTTCAGGCCGTGCGGGGTCAGGCCGAGCAGGACGATGACGGGGAACCCGCCAGCAAGACAAAGCCGTTCCTCGGCCTGGGCCAGCAGAGCGTCGAGTGTGCCGAGCGGGACCGAGACGTTGAAGAATTCCTCGGCCTCACCCGCCGCGCCCTTTTGGAGCATC